GAGTGGATGGGTGCTGCCGAGCAGAAGTGTTACGTTGGTGCGGTTATCTACCGGCCCTTCAGAGATCCCAGGTTGCCACAAGATGAAAGAGAAGATAGATTCGACGAGCTATTTATAAACATTGAAAAATGCAAGCAGGGAGAGAACATTGCAATTCAATATCTGTTCGACCCCTCTCGCTCAAAGATAACAGAGATGTAAAATGATTACCGATGCATTGTTTATCTGCGTAACAATTTTAGTTGTTTATGATTTAATTGACAGGCATTCCAACGGTGCCTCTTACAGAGCCATGTTAAAAAAGAAAGATAAAACACCCTTGGAAATCAAATGCTTGGAAGATTGCAGCAAGTTCTTCAAACCAAACATATGGCATAAGTTTTATTTTGCTGTCGTAGTACCGGCTTATATTTTGGTAGTTATTTTTTATGATTCATATTAAGATATCCGGTTCGTTTATGCCGTTAAAAAAAGACGGAGCCACCGAAAAAGACAAGAAGGTGTTTAAAAGAAAAGACCCCATCAGTCTTTTAAGGAAAGCTCTGGCCAATAAATTAAGAAGCACCCACTGGAGGAGCGCCCATGCAGCAAAGGCCAATTGGATGGAGGCAGCGAAAGCGCACGCCAAGGTCAGCGGGGATGCGGTCGAAGGTGATGCAATCGTCATCGTGGTGCACGCGCTGCCAAATAAGTGTGATATCGACGCTCCCATCAAGGTTATGCTCGACGCATTTCAAGATGTACTGTTCAAAGATGGAGACGACAAGTCTATTGAATCTCTTGTCATCAGAAAATTTGAACCAAGACGAGGAGGAATAGAACCCCAGGTGCACATATGGGGACTATCCAAGGAGACAGAATATGAAGAAGCCCTCAGATTATCCTCAGAAGCCTTCGCAGCATCTGACCCAGGCCTTGGCACAGGTTGGTAGTGTCGAAGAGCTAGAAGGGTACGTTATGGCCCTCTCAGAGCAGGTCAGGGGTAACATGAAGAAGCTCAGTTCAAAGAAGAAGAAAAAGGGTGAGCGTGATTTGAAGCTGACTGCATCTATCCGAGAGGGTAGGTCCCTTATATATAGTATTAATAATATAATTAATAGGCTTAGGAGTAGTAATGAATAATAAAGATAATAATGTAGTGTACTATACTGATAGAAGAAATGTATTAGTAGAATCACTAGATGACTTAACAGAGAAAGCAAAGGATGGGCACATCCAGGCTGTCGCTGTTGTTGCGTTGACCAGCCTTGGCGACGTAGAGATTCTTGAGTCTTACAAAAACAATACCGACCGGATGGCTTTGATTGGTGCCACCCAGGTATTGGCCCAGCACATTATGGCTGGAGGCGAGTAGTTACCACTTCACCTTGTCGGCCCAGTAAGCAGCAGACATCTTGCCCTTGGCAATGTTCTTGCCGTGTCTTGCCTTGAATGACTTGCGCTTAGCTTTCATTCGGGCAGACTCACCTGCTTTTGGTTTGCCTGCTGTCCCTGAGACAGTGCCCACCTTCTTACCTTGCTGTCCAAAACGGATGGTTTTAACTTTATCCCCTTCTTTAGCAACGACAATATGGCTTTTCTTGGGGTGGTTTGGTGTTCGCTTTGGCTTGTTGTATCCAGACACTCCTGCCCTGGCAAGCCTGGGGTCTCGCTTAGATTTACTTGCCGTTGTTTTCTTTTTGCTTCGGACGGCCATGCTAGTCTCCTATGCATGCTGACCGATAGCAATACGCTACAGCAGAGACAGCTTCACTCTCCGTCTCTAAAGTAACATCCGCAACACAAGTTTTAATTTCTTCAAGAGAGTCATCATTAACGCAACCAACACCACCAGCAGCCACAGAAGTCGTCCCCACTACATTGGCAATCCCTTTTAACAGACACATCCCCAATCCTCGACCAGAGCAAGAGGCTGAACGGTTCACTAAACATTGTCCAAATTCTCCATAACCTTCGCCATCCGAAGGCTTGTCACAGCCTGCTGTTGCCTGAGAGGCACAGGCTAAAGATGTATGAAAAGCACAATCGCTAACAGATACGGCTGCATCTTTAAATAGCTGTCGGCTTTGCTCAGTGCAACCACACATTGTGACTGCAAACAAAAGAATAATTGCAACGACCACAAGTCCGGCGATTCGTGGACTAGTCATCGATAGATAATGATTGAGTTGGTTCTGGAAAAGTTGCCTCATGGGCGGCTTCTTGTAAGACATTTAACACCTGCTGTAATTGTTTAGGGTCTAGGTTATCGCCCCCCACAAACCGATCAACAACAGCATCACCAAGCCCCAAAAAGAGAGCAACCAAAATGATAAACACAATTGAGAACATCGCTTGATGATTTCCAAGAAGAAGCTCAAGGTTACTCTTCGGCTTGGCTGCCTGTTCGCCAACCTTTTCGATAAGGACATCCATTTTTTGGTTGAGTAATACGAGTTGTCCACTTAAATCCAAAGCCTCTTTCTGGTTGTCCAGGATTTCTTGCAGGAGAATCTGTGCATCAGTGCCTGCAATGCCGTTACGATCTTTGGTTAACATTATCTTGGCTCCCTGGGAAAAGGCCTTTAATTTTTAAAACCTGTTCCGATAGTACAGGATTGATGTCATTCGGTTCCATCATTATATCTTCTTTGCCAATCAGTCCAGCACGGAAATAATTAACATAGGTGGGTTTAAAATGAGGTATAAGTCGGTCGAGTCCGCGTTGCTTATCATCCTTGCCAACGGAGTTAAGATACCCCCAGGCCTGCTTAGGATTTTTAGGGTTTTTCCGTCCCGTACCAACCATAGCGCATCGCTTGCCCTTGGGGACGCCTGGGGAATCAAAACGCTTCTGGAACTTTGTTGCGATTGTGGACAGTCTGGTGCCATAAATCATGGGCTCGTAGTAGTCAAAGTACTCTATCATTTCCTTTGTGACTGGTGCGGAAAAGCAATTCGCAAACAAGGCTACATCAGGAGCATGAAGTTTAAATGTTTCAGCAAATGCTATAGCATATTCTTCGGGGTCATCCGAGCCTGCCCATTGCTTTTCTGCATTCCAGTGATATGCACATACAGAAAGCTCCTCACAAAGGCCAGCAGCTATCTCTCCTTCCTTCTTAGCATCCTCTACTGATGTGCAGTAATGAAAGCCCCAGCCGTGAGCTTCCATGTTTAAGTCGTCAGCTTTAGCAATAATCTCTGCTGCGTTTTTCTTTTTGTATGCTTTGGACCCATCGCAGAACTTTACTGACAGCGCATCAAAGCCACTGACGTACATGTCCCAGTCTTTATTTAGCTGACTTTTCAACCAGATTGTCAGAACAAACTTTGGCCGGTATTTTTTGGCTACACTAAGCCTCAAAGCATCCAATGCATTCTGGAAGAAACTCATGACTTTTTCCTTGATGTTCTTCGAGTGGTGGTCTTCCTGGCTGTAGACTTGCCTCTTACGGCCTTACTCGCCTTTGCAGCAGCCTTGGTGTTCTTGACAACCTGCTTGCCCTTCCTTGAGCCAGCAACTTTCTTTTTGTTTGTCGCAGCTTTCTGTGAAGAGCTAAGTTTTTTCCAAGCCTTGTCAGGGAGATACCGTTTGGTAACTGTCTTTCCAGACGAGTCTTTCCGAATGGCAGGTTTCTTGTCAGAAGTTCTCCACTTCTCACCTGTCCATTTCTTAAGAGACTTTTGCTTTGAAGTCTTGCCACCCTTATACCCCCCACCGGCCTTCTTATACGCAGCCGCAAGCATCTGGGCTTTACGTGCACTCCACTGGCCTGCCTTGCCACCCTTCGTGCCAGCCATAATCCTGTTTTTAATTCGGTTTCGTAGGGCTGGTTTGGTGTAGTTTGACATGGTCAGATCTTCTTTGCTTTTTTGTGCACCTCAGTAAAAGACTTTCCTTTCTTCATGCCAGCTACCATCTTCTTGATTGTAGCAGCACTGTGATGTTTAGCATGCCTCTTTGTTGCACCTTGCTGGCGCTTGGTCAATGCACTAACATCTACGCCTTTTACTTTCATTTTCGCTTTCGACCCCGACCCATCATGGTTTTTTTGGGCCGTCGAGTTGCTGTCTTCTTTGCAGCCATTGCTCGACTGATGCCTTTCTTTGGCTTGGCAACAACCTTAGCACCTTTCTTCTTGGCAGCTTTTTTTGCAGCACTCATGGTCTTGTATGCTGTCATCTTCCCTGATTTAGACTTCGTCATTGGCATTATTTTACCGCCTTTTTCTTAACTGCTTTTTTAGGAGCAGCTTTCTTTGGTTTCTTTAGTTCAGCAATTTCTTTTGAAAGAGCGCTAACAAGAGTAATCATGTCGTCTACCTTGGTTTCCAAAGCATCAACATGAACCTCAAGCTCAGCAAGACCATCTACTTTAATGCTGATATTACTGCCCGTTAATTTACCCCGCCAGCCCATAAGCCATATCTCCTTCATTCCAACCAATTACATAACAGTCAACATCAATTGCCCCACTAGAGTTTGTAATAAACTCAAAATAAGACACAGGCCCGCAAATCTTTTCGCTATCAAGACCACCATGAGCATACTGCTCGCCCGTGGCAAGCACATTGTTGGCCAGAGAAAACACAAGCTCTTTAACTCCAGTTGGTCGAATCGCAAACACCTCTATGTCGTTATCTGAAGCAGACTTTGTTCCCTTGTTGATGCAATCAAGCTGGATAATCCAGTTCGACTTGGTCCCCCATCCGGCCAAATCAAAATCAGACATAGGGCCAGCGTTGCTTGTTCCTGGAACAGGTGCAACACCTTTAGATGCTCCAGGGGGAAAATAAATTCGAGTATCCCCAGAATCTAGTTTCTTGTCATCCCCTGTCCAGTTACCCTCACCAAGATTAGAGACTAGTGCTCTATGATGATTACTTAGTCCCATGGTTTACTCCGCAGGGTAGTTGCCGTCTCCACCTGTGGTGGGTGCGCTGTTCTTGTTGGCACTTGCTTCACCTGTAGTCAAGGTTGTGCTAGATGCTTTGGATGCACGAGGAAGCTCCTCTCGGTTTCCTGTGTGCGAATACTTAGGCAATGAGTAATTCATCTCGAGATTAGCCATGGTGTTCTCCTTTTTGTGTTTATTATTAACGGATAAAGTTTAATTTTCCAACATGTTTGTTTGCTCTGAGCCGTAGCCTTCTGCATTAAAGTACTTTAATAAGTTTTGATACGATATTTCAAACTCTGGCGTGTCGGGCCTATTCTTTAACATTCCTTTCATGAGAGTGACAATATTGTTCCTCATGCGAATGCCATCAGCCGCCCTCTTTTTATTAAAAATATTATCTGCTCGCTCTATTTTTGTAATAGCTTTGAGGACTCTGTCTCTTTTAATCCTGTCTTTTAATCTGCCCTTTTCTGTTGTCAGGTCTCTGTCAACAAACGCATACTCTTTAATTGCATCGTTCAGTGAGACAAGCTGCTTCTGGCCTATCTCGTTAAAGTTTTCTTTATACGCTCTAAGATCTCTAACTTTCATCGCTAGCCCAAGAGCATTTGTGTAAGCAGCCACTTTTGAAGCGTCTTGACCAGCAAAAGGGGTGCCTGTGCTAGCTGACACTTTTTTCGCCAAACCTCTTGCATCTGATGAAATAAATGTCAAAGGCACCAGTAGGGTTTCTGATATTGTAGAGAAGAACCCTCCTCCATCTTCAGGAGACGTAGCTTCGGTCAACCTCTTTGTTATTCTTTCTTCCTCAGTCGCAGGTTTAGTTGCGCCTTCTGCTCCTGTAAATACTAGATCGCCAAGCATTTGCTGCGCTGCTCCGACAGCGAGAAGGGGAAGCTCTCCAGGAGATGCTGTTCCGTCTCGGTACGCCCTCTTTGATTTTTTAAAAGTAGAATCAGATTGAATCCCCAGAAACATGGGGTCTAGCTTTGCGCTAAGAGCGCCAATAGAAAACAAAGACTCCTCTCTTGGTGGGGCGTCTCCTCTTGCCAGAGACTTTCTGTCTGATTCTGTAGTCCTTGCAGACGTTATCATTGGCAAATCAAGTAGAGATTCAAAGTCCTCGTCAGTCTCAAACACTTCCGACTCATAGGTTGACCCCAAGTTTAACACAGCCTGTGTAGCCTCTGTGGTTGCTCGGAGAAGAACTCCATCCACCATTGCCTTCATAGGGTTCTTTTGGAAGTAGTTCGCATATGCTTTAGTAGACCACACCATGTGACCAGCAAAAGGAAACCCTAGCAAAGGCAAATCCCTTAGTTTCTGCATAATTGGAGGAATATCTGGGTGATCATAAAACACCTTTCTGCCTCTCATTGCAGCATCTCTCTTGCCAACGCCCTTGTCTACGTGAACCTCATAGGCGTATGCTAGCCTCAAAGTAGCGTCGATGCCCCCATAGGTAGCAACAGACTCATCAGAGATAGTCTTCATTGCGTCAGCAATAGTCCCACGCAACGACTCAAGCTCCATGCCTGCCCTAAACTTCTCTTGGCCAGGAAGTCTGCTCAGGTTGATGGTCTCACCATAGTTTTGGGCAGACTGCCTGTCTGGGTTGAAGGCTTGGACAAGGGGCTCCGTGATTGCTTTTCTTTCGCTTGTCACTTTATTTAGAGCCTCTCCAAGGGGCGGAGCATCCGAGTCTCCTGACAGGACAGATGCAACGTAATCTAACTGTGCATCAGCCATCGCGCCACGAGATCTATCTTCGCGCAACATTTGGAGGTCTCTGACCCCCCTGCCTGGGCCACCTAATAACTCTGAAAGCTCTAGGAATATAGGGTCTTGAGGGGTCTCTCCTCTTCTTATTGCTCTATTTGCCTCAAGCGCCTGCCTAAAGTATTTCATAGTGGCAGGTATTTCAGCCATTCTAGCCTGTACTAGGACGCCTGATGTAAAGTTCCTAGCCATCGTTCCATTTATGTAAGAAATAACAGCTAGTCTTTTAAGCTGTCTGTTTGCCTGCGTAAGCAACCCGCCAATGTTCAGCCTTTCTGGCTCAAATGTTTCAAACACAGCGTCAAGAATATTTTTCTGATGAATCAAGCCATCGGCAACAGTTCTCTCGATAAACAGTCCAGGAACATCGTCTATCAATCCAGGGTACTTCTTTGAAAGTCTAGTCATGCTTTCAAAACGGTTGCTGTTGATTGATACTCCTGGCGTTGCATCTATTTCATTCTTGGACAGAATCAAGCCATTTTCTCTAAGAGAGTTCAAAAGACGGTAATGCTCCACCCTCTTGTATAGTCCTGAAAAGGTAGCCATTGATGATTCGGAATACAGAGCATAAAAGTCTTTCTTAAGTTCAAAGGGAAGTTTCTCTGCCCAGAGTCTTTCTTTAAAAAATCTACCAGATCCTTTTGCTGATGGCGCAGCCACCGCTCCACTGGAGACTAGCTTCAATAGCTTACGGGCGACATCAATAGGAGCCATGCCGTCCTTCTTTACTTTGTTGACGACATTGTCAGGAAAAGAAGCTATGACCATAGTCGCGCTCATATTGTCCTGCTGCAACATCTCGTCAAAAGTAAGCTCGCCATTCTTAAGCTTCTTAAACATAGAGTACATATAGTCTAGCACTGCTGTCTCAGAAAAATATGCACTCATGTATCGCGCAGTTGCCTCTACCGCATTGTATCCCTCAAGCTTGAGGTCTCTTTTGCCAACAACAACCTTTCGGCCTGACTGCTTTGAGTCCACAACAGTAGAAGCAATTACCCCTTTGTTTCCCTTTGCCTGATACTCTTCATTTACTTTTTGAGCAAACTCTGCTGCCTTTTCTTTAGCGTTATCACCTTTGAATCTTTTGACGATCTTTGGCGTGCCATCTCCTGTTCTTATGGCAACAGCATTCTTCAGCCTTGCGGACTCAACAGATAGTCTAAATACATCCGCTCCTGCTGCTAAGTTTGCGCCAAGAGACATGATTTTACTTTGTATGGGGCGAACATAAGTATTAAGAACACCCAGAAGTGTCTTCTCTGCATCGCCAATAACCTTACCAATGTCTTTTTTAAAGTTAAATCGAATGTCAGTAACACCTGTTACTTTCCCATCAACAACATTAAAGACCTGTTCAGGTGAGCCCGCTGTATCCTTTACTAGCTTGATTAACTTTTTGTTTACTGTGTTTTGGTCAATAAGGGCTGTTCGTTCTTGCTCTAAAGCTTGCACCTTAGCAATTCTTCTGTCTCCCAAATTGCCAGCAACGCCTCCCATGTACGGCTCTGTGCTAGAGCCAGGAACCCTGCGAGTAGGCATTAACCCAGCCCTTTCTAGGGTCTGAGCCGCAGCCTCATCAGCCACAGCCTTTCGTCCCGAAAGTCCATCAACAGCCAAGTCGTTAAGCTCTTTCTTTATTTGATTAAGTCTAACGGTATTTGTTTTGATTTGCTGCTGGTATGTAGTTACCGTATCCACAAGAGTTGTGGCATTGACAAACTCGCCTGAAGGAGTCTTGTACTCAATATCAAACAATTCGTTAATGTATATTCTAGACTTGCCTGATGGTGAGTTGTCAGGCACGTCAACATACGCGCCCTCACCTGCAAAAAATGCAGTGGCAACGGCTTCTTTAAATCTGCCAGCAAGAGTATCTCTTGGAGCAATTTTAATTACTGACTCCCCAGCAGAGTGTTGATCGAGCCCAACCTCCTTCAGAGATTTGTCTATATCAACCCTTGCGTTTATAGCATCCTCATCAGCCCCGAGCCTTTTAGCCAAAGCTCTCATCTGAAACTCTGATATCTCAACCCTGCCCTGACTTCTAATAACGTCAGAAAAAAGCTCCTCTCCAAGTATCGAAGATGGAGACATAAAGTTCTGGAAAAACTTTAAGAACGATGCAGAGAACCCTTTGTTGTTTGTAGAGTTCATATACATGTAGCGTACAAAGTCGCCTGTCCAAGAAGGAAAGTTTGTGAAAGCAAACGGCTCTTTCATAAACTCAAGAGTAGCCAGCATAGAGGCTTCCATAAATGGCAGAACTGCATTAGCGACAGACTTCCCTCTGACTTGGTTTAACCTGTTTGATATTATGTTTGCAGGTCGCCTTCCCAAAGCAACTCGAGTCAAGCCGTATGGAACGTCAGAAGCAAACTTGCTTGCAGTCATGGCAGGCTTTGATGCCTCAATGGTGCCCTCAAACGGAAGTTCCGTGCCGCTAACTTTTGGGCGAACGTAAGGCATTTCGGGGCGAGATTTACCTCTGCTTGCATACTCTCTTGATTGAACATCATCCAGGCCAAGTAAAGCGTACATGCTTTCGTCTTTTACGCCATTCGCAACCATATCTTCAGCAACACTAAGTCTGTTTAATTCAGACTTAACTTTCTCGGAAGAGACGCCTCTTGCTTTGGCAACCTTTCGGATCTCCTGGTCGTAAGCTCTTTTCAGAAAAGCAAACTCAGATCTTTCTCCCTTAAAAACCAAAGAGGAAATACTCTTAGGCCCATCAACAGGGTAGTCAGGTAAGAGCGACCTATAAACCCTTGGGTCTGTAACACCCTCATCAGCAAGTCTGTTGGCTATGCTCTCTCTAAATCCCTCAACATGATCGTCTTTGAACTTCTTAAGCTTAACCCTAATCGAAGACTGGCCGTCTTTGGTTGTGGTTTCGCTGTAATATCCAGCATCAATCGCCATGTCTCTAAGCAAAGAGTCTAGTTTTGATTGACCAGGAGACCTATAAGATCTTTTGCCAGCGTTGTTTTGTATCAGAGTCTTTTCAGCATTCAATTCGTCTTTGATCTGATTGACTCTTGTTTTACGAACCGTGACCTGACCTTTTGCATATTCAAATGGCTTGGCAGTAGAAACATCTACTCTGTCCAGCGTAGGCGTAATTGACTCCATTATAGAGAAAGTTCTTTCGCCAGCCTCTGCCTCTTTTTGTTTTTGAAGCAACATATCATCAACAATACTTGCTGCTGCATCAAAAGAGTCCGCTATTTGATTATAAGACTTGCGAGAAACCTCATCCCCCTGAATAGCGTTAGCCGTCTTCCTTGCTTGATTCGCCGCAGACCTAAGAGATGTCGGAGTATCAACAACTGGGAACGCTTCTTCAACTTTGACGCGAGCAACAGAGGTTTGCTCAGGAACTGATTTCTGCCTTCGCGTGCCTGTCTCGAGGGCTTCGTACTCACCCCCCACTACCTTACCTAACTCAAACAGCTTTTGAGATGGGCTAAGATTGCGATTCTTCAGCACGCTGGCAAAAGATGGCGCTGCTTTAATTGCGGATATGCCGCCTTTTACCAGGGGAGCCACGGCTCCTCTAGTACCGCGCAAAACCCCTGGTATAAAAATAGAGGCAATCCCTGGCATATCGTTCCAAAAACGATCAACATCTTCGTTTGTTATGCCAAGCCCCTCAAGACCCTCTGCGTCAATTGCATCAAAACTAAACATTCCATCTACTTCAGCGAATGGAAGCATAGACGGGAGCAAGTATTTTTTTGCGCCCAGCATAGACATAAGCGCCATCTTACCAGTCTCTTCTGGACCAATCATTGTCATAAAGGTTCTGGTAAATTGTTTTAGTGCCGTGTTGTACCTGTTGGGATCTATTTGAGCAGCGTTAATGACATCCATTGCCATCTGAGGATTTTCTTGAGCAAGCTCACCAAACTTCCCGTCTTTGATTTGCTCCATCATTCTTTCTTTGTTGACGGAATCAATAAATCCAGGAAGAGCATCATGGTACTCTAAAGACTTAGCCATCTCTGATGTAGGAGAAAACAACACGGCGCTTCCCTGAGTTCGCCTCATTTGATCAGAGAATTCTTCGAGCTTGGCTCTTCCTGACTCTCTAAGAGCTTGCTGCCTAGCCCAACCTTTGGCTGGCGGCTGAACAGCAGGGTAGCCTTCCAGAAACTCGCCGTATAAGCTGTCTAAACCATCAACGTATGAAAACAAAGCAAAGTCTTTTAGAAAATCATACACCTGCTCTACCGATGGCATTTCATCTTCGACCCTTTTTTCAAGCTGGGCAACCCCATCTTTATCTAGGAGCGCCCTGCTCATCGGGAACTTTCTTTCTTTTAGTAGCTCTTTGCGCCTCTTTTTAATGTGCTTTAGAAGCCCATCCTGCCAGGGCTTCTTAACGCTGTCTTGTGACATATACACAATGTCACTTGATGTCATTTTTATTGAATCATCAACCCCTGGAAGATCTCGGTCTTCAGGTGCTGGCTGATAAGATCGTCCCGCAATCCTTTCAGCAGCCTGGAGTCTAGATGTGTTTTTCTCATTTCCAAAGATAGAAACATCGTTTTCTGTGGCTGACTGTAGGTATACATAGTTCTTGTTTGGCTCTCCAGGGTTTCTTGTTCTTCCCGCAAAACCTGCAACAGTAAACGAAACAGGAGTAAGAATTGTGTTAAGAAGAAGAGTTCCCATCTGGGCGTATGTCTTGGCTGTCCTGCCCCTAATGCCTTCCGCAGTTATCATCACATCTTCCGCAGTAAGGTCGTCAAAGTCATCCTTAACCATGTCGTAGTTTTTTTGCACTTTCGTGATTAAGGAGTTTGGAGCGCCCGCCTCGACTAAATTTTTTATAACCCTTCTAATTGCAAACTCAGCGTAGTCCTCTCGATCTGTTAAAGGTTTGAAAATAAACGATGGTGTAAACAAGTCCCTGTCAACAGCAGCCCTGTAGTCTCTTGTGCTCTCAGGAGCGCCAATTGCTTCCGCAAGTTTATCATACTGCCTTCGACCAGCAAGCTCAGAGGTCGCATCAACAAAAACAGTAGCTACAATGTTTTCGGCTAGATTATTTTCATCCGCCGCTCTTTTCTTATCGCCAAAGTCAGAGTCCGAATGTCTTGAGGAAAACTCCTCGTACATTGCGTTAACTCCTGCATAGGGAGTAAAGAGAACAAGCCCTTGTTGTACTTGAGGCGTATCACCCGCATAGACAATCGGAGGGGCAAACTGAACATCTGGGCTGTCCTTTCGCACAGGAATTGAAGGAAGCTCTCCAAACATGTCGCCTACAACAGGGACCTTAAAAGGCTCCGTCACCTTGCTAAGTCTGTTCTCTTGAGTCTGGGGTTGAGGCAAACCAACGTTGCCCATGAGGTCCTGTTCTGTTGATTGACCAGTATCAACTCTTCGGTCTTGTCCATCGTTTTGAACAACCCTTACCATTTCACTTACTGGAAGGCTTGGTTGGTCTTGAAAGGCAGGGTCGTCGAAGACAGAGTATTCTTGCTCCTCTTGCTCCTGTTTCTGCCCTTGCTCCTCTTTAAAAAGAGGATCGTCAAAAACGCTATAGTCGTCGCTCATTACCATTTTTATTCAATGTTTTCTGCTATTAAAGAATTCTTAACGACATCTTTGACTGTGTCCTGACCCACCTTACTTGCGTCCTGCTGGACCACTTGGCTAATCAGATCTGACATTTGCTGATCACTTATAGTTATTTCTTTAAGCTGCGAGTTCATTTCCTCCAGGATTGGTGCGTTGTCCATCAAGGTGCTATCTTTAAATCTATTCTTAAATTTAGCCAAGTTTGGATACAACTGCTCAAAAGTTTTCTCTGGATCTTGAAGAAACGTTGACTTGACAGCGCCATTTTCTTGTAAGTAAGGAACTAAATTATCAACACTTTTATCGCTCCCTTTTTCAGTCATGTAGGCATCAAAAGCGGTAGATACGCCATCCGTCAACTTTCCTTCTTTTTTAAGCTGACTCAATGCAGCTACAATTGGGGCTGACTTTCTGCCGCCAGACTTTAGAATATTCACAAGGTTGCTTGCATCTGGTGCGGTACCTGTACCTCCGTACCTTTCTGCCACATCTCGACTAACAAGAACATCGCCACTTGTATTTGTAATGACAGGGCCTGTTGAGCTTGCATTCCCGTAGGATGCTAAGATAACACTATCTCTTATCGATTCTGCTTTGCGCAATGCGGCAGCACCCTTATTGTATGCATCAGTTCCTGGCGTTAGTGCTTGCAGTTCTATTCTTAGTTTGTTTACGGCAATTTGTGCTACCTCTGCTGATGTCTGAAAAGACCTTGTGCTCGGCATTCTAATAGTGGTGCCTCTCTTTCTGGTGTCAGTTTGGCCAACCTTAGACCCACCTTTAGACTCGAGCATTTGTCCAGCAGAAATTACCTGATTTTCTGTAGGCAGGGTATTGATAGCATTTAGGTATATGTCAATCTCTTCTACACTATCGGCACTCGCCATCGAACTTAACAGGTTGTCTTTTGCTTTTCTTAAGTCCTCAACACCGCTAATCCCAACGTACTCAAAGGCTTTAGTTACCTGTGTCTTTAGCATGTCTTGCAGTTTATCTAATTTTTTTCTGCTAGTTTTTTGCTGCTCTGTAAATGCTTTTTCTCGAGACTTTCGCTCTGCCTCAGCCCGAAGCTCAAGAGCATCGAATTCAAGCTGCCGGCCCTTCGAGTATTCCTCGCTCGTATCAAAAGCGCTCGTGAATTGTGGAACAGGAATGTCTGGAGCAGGCGGCATGCTAGGAGGCTTAACCTGACGTTTCCTTTGCTCTGCAACATATCTGGCGGATTGCTCTTGGTTAAGAACCTTGTACGCAACACCACCTACAACGGCAAGCCCTTGTTTCGCTAGTTTTTCCTGCAACTCTTCAGGGCTGCTGTCATCTTCAGAAAAGTCAACATCTACCTTAACGGCAATTCTTCCATCTCCAAGCGATCTTGTCTCAGGAGCGGCAGAGATTTTTTCTTGCCTAGGCGTCTCGGGTGCAACAATGTTGTACCTTTTGCCTTTATAAAACGTCCCAGCAAGCTCTCCCTCTTTTGCCTCAACAGCAACTCTGCCATCAGGAAGTGTTATTCTTTTTTGTTTTTTAGGCTTAGGCGCAGCCTTTGCTGGCAATTGCTGTCTACCAGGAGCCGCAGCTTGCCCAGGCATTGCACGCGAGCCCTGAGCAGATTTAATTTTGTCATATTGATCTTTATAATACTTTTCAAAGAATGGGTCTCTTGCTGCCCTAAACTGAAGAGCCTCGTCAAACATTTGCTTCCTTTCCCCACCAAGAACCTTGTAGTTAAAGGCATTAAGACCGCCTTGCACCGCGCCTTCAACTACCGCCTGAGGCACAGTTTGAGATAATGACTGCAAAAAGATGCGACCGGGATTGTTTCGTAATCGCATCTCTTGTTCTTGCAATCTGCGCTGCTGAGCAGCTTCATATGCTTGTCGATCAAGTAGTGACATAACTTACCTCGCTATTAATACTGAATGAATGAGCCTTCGCTCTCGTCATCTCCAGTATAACCTGCTGCTGCATATATTGCTTGAAGGTCAATGTTTGCTTGCGCTTGGCTATAGCCAAGAGAACTCCTGCCCGCGTAGTTATTTAGCAAGGTCTGGAATTGGCTAGCTATGGACCTGTACTTGTCAACAATTGCATCTCGCTGCGCTTGATTTGGAGCAGAGCTATACTCTTGTTGGAACTTGCTCTTAATATTGTTTGCAACTCCCAAGAAGAAGGCAGCTTGGCGTTCTGGGAATGCGGAATATGTCGCAATTGCAGGAGCAAAGATATCTTGCTCAAAGATGCTGTTTGCAACCAGTCTTATCTCCTCAGAGCCTGCCAATCCGTCCTCAATGTCTCCAATTGCGCCAAGTATACCAGCCTCTTCGACTCTGCTAGCTTGGATAGCATTTGCATACTCTGCTGCCATGTTCTCAAGAGACCCAGCAATTGCTGTGTTAACTAATGATGTATGGGCCGGAGAGCCGAGCATACCCATCATTGCAGCCTGTCGATCAAGACCTGCAAGAACAGATTGAATTTGCAAAGCATATTTTTGATCTAATGCAGATCCAATCTCTTCGGCCATAGGCGTGTTGTAGAGATCATAAATGCCTTCTTCAAAAGTATTTGGGTCTGGGTCTGTTGGCAAGTCAGGGTCTGGCGGTGCTGACGAGGCCACGTCCTCTCCTGAAATACCTGGGGAGGGCGAAGCAGAACCAGGGTCTTGCTTTTCCATCTGCGATACGGTTAGAGCCTGCTGCTCTTCCTGAGATAGCTTATCAAACTCTGTTTTAGATAGCTCCCCACCAGCCATCTTATATTCAAAATACGCAGTTCCTTGGCCGCTGCCAGACCCCATCATAATCTGACCGCCCCCCATCTGACCAGGAGCAGGACCAGGGCCACCAGTCAAAGATAAATTGACGGCTGGGTTAACGGGCGGTAAGGCCGACATGTTTGATAGACCCATCGTTCTATTCATGTCTGATATTTGACTTGCATCCATGCCGGAAAAAACATTGTACCCTCTGCCTGGGTCCATGGGAGCACCCTGGGACACAACACGGCTTCTAGCGCCACCCATTGCCCCAGCACGAGTTGGACCTGCTGGTGCTGTAGGAGGAGCCGCAGCGGCGGGCATAACAGACTGCTGGTAGCTACTACGCTGCCGCTTTTGCATTTGCGGAGCAGCAGGCATATTGGGATTAAGATTTAATCCACCTACATTTTGCAAAGCAGACTGCTGCGTTCCTGGCGTAGGAGACATCTTGTTTGAATTGCTAGGGCCCTTAGGCATTTGTCCTGCTGTATAATCAATAGCCATAATTCACCTACGCTGTGTGGAATGCTTTAAAAGTCAAAGTAATCTTAACTACAGGAAAGTCTGGACCATAACTTCCAGGAAAAGTCGATGGCATGCCCATTAACACTCTAAAGTATTGATTTGCGCCTATTGTGGCATTGTTTATGTTCATTGTGATTTCATTTGGCGTCACCGCAGACAGAAGGGTGTTCCGGTTAAAGGTACCAGTAGCCATATTTGAGTAAGTCCCTGTAATCGTGCTCGACTTTTGAAAAATTAAACTAAATGTATTTCCTGTTACGGTCCCAGGCTGTTGATAAACAAGCGCACTCACGCCAACCAAAGTCATGTTTGCATGAGCCTTTCTTAAGGAGTGCGTAAGGAGGTAAAATGCGTCGGTGGTCTGAACTACAGCAAAATTAGCGACGTTTAAAATCCCTGAGGTGCTGTCTGAATTAGACACTCTAAGCATGTCATTGGTGTTGTCTGTTCCATCAGAACGCTCTGTGAACCCGTTGCTAATCTCCCAGGTAAGCAATGATTGCGGAGCAGCTAAGTTGTCAGCATCAATGTTGCCGTTTAGCACACTAGCAATTGCGCCAAACTTTGCATTGTGCATTTCTGCGTTATGCAAGTCGCCGTTACTGTCGCCTGTAAGATTTATATATGCCATGACTTTCCTCTTTTAATCATCCTACTTAAGACTGCTCTCTTTGTGAACCACCTTTTATATTTGCGTGTACTCTAATCTCAGATATGTACAGTCTATGGGGTTCGCTTGTAGGCATTGAATATAGGTCTACATAAGCAGACCGGCCCTCTTCATCGGGCACATTTACTCGAGCATATGCCTCTATGTACTCCGATTGCATTAAGGGAGAGCTTGTGCCCGTTGGCTTCTCTCCAAGCTTTATTGTGTTAAGAGTAGATGTTGTGTTCTCACTAACGCCTTGTTGGGAGTTAAGTATTGTGTCCGTAAACTCTACATCGGTTTCTTGTGCATCAAAATGTTTGAGCCCCTCGCCCTCAGAGCGCACAATCGTTTGAAGTTTAGTTGCTGTTGAAGAGTCATCAACATTCTTTGACAATTGTTTTCTGCGAACAGCAATATCGGTGCAAATAATTCTTCCGTCTGAGTCAACGCGGCCTACCCTGCCCAGGCTTATTGCAACAGGGAAATGAACCGGAGTGTCGCTCCCCGTAGCAGCGCCAGATCTATCGTAGGTCCGAATCTCTCTTAGATCCTGCCTTGATTTTCCAAACTCATATACTCTGCCAATATCGTTTGCAACAAAAATGCGCTGCTCTCCCTCATGTATTTCTTCTGTCATGCACAGCCAATTAAACAAATTATATGTTGTGTTTGATTGGCTAGGAGATGAAGATGGGTTGTTTCTGTCTGGAACACCATCGTTATTAGAGTCAGTAAACGGGTTTCCATCCAAACTAGCGCCTGTAAATGTTGGGTCTTCGCTGCCCCCCCATATAGACCATTTGCCCGAACCCGACCCTGATATAAGGTCAGAGTAGTTGTAGACCCAAACCATATTGCTTACCTGGGAATCGTTAGCTGGCAACGACACCATTACCTGCTGACGATCTTGATCATTTACACAGGAAACCGCAGACAATGCTCTTCGATTTACATAAAACGGAAACGGACCTTTTTGTATTTGCTGCTCAACGTATCTAGTAGACTGCGGACAATCTCTGCCAAACCACAAAGAATCCATCTCGAAGGACACCTTACGAACAGTCGATCCATCTGTAATGTAACAACCTTCGTATGAAACAAAGAAAATAAATCGATCAAAATAACAAACACCTCTTGTACTTACAGCAGGGGTATCTGCTAATCGGGCTCGCCTTGGTCTGTCCGTTGCAAACCCTTGTATCTTGTAAAGCCTCTTTGTTCCAAAAATTAGAAGCTCATAGTTTATCCCAGCGGTACAAAGAACCTCCTCGTTGTAGATCCAAAACAAACCGCTCGGGTCATTTACTGGGTAACTCTTCCACAGCGCAGGCTCTGATGCCAACACAATGCTTGAGTTAATGTTAATCGAATCTCTTTGAAGATTAATTATATCTCTTGGAGGAAGATTTAAATCTTCGTTTACCTCGCTTATAATTGACAAAGGGCAGTCTATGCTTTCAATAAAACCAGATACCACTATCTGATCGTAAAAATATGTAAACGAACGAGGCTTCATATTCCCTTCAATATAAGAAAAAGCAAGGGGAGTTTTGCCCTCTTCAAACTCTGTAGGTCTTAGAGTAAAGGTGTCTCCAGTTCGCTCTGCCTCCCACATCACACTTGTGCCATTGCAAAAGTAAACAAAGTTACCCGCATTAACAAAAGAGTAGTAATTTTTTGGGTCGTATGGAGCCCCACCAAAATCCGTCAATGACGCTGGGCCAAAAACAGAATTGCCATTACCGTCTCTAATGTAGATTGTCATTCGCTTGTTAAACGTATCAGCGATTATAACAAACAAAAACATAGAGCCGTCAATTACTTTTGCATAAAGGCCAACAACTTTGTTTCGGGTACTGCCAGTGTCAAAAAACTTTTTAACCCCTGGTCTTTCTTTAAGGCACCCACCGTGCGACATGTCTATATTAAATAAAAGATTAGGCGCGTCTAAGGGCTTAACCTCTCGCGTATCCATGCCTTTGAACGGGGCTTTGTATATGGCTACTGGTGGTGAAGATGCTCGCATTTAGTACTCATAGCGCATAGGGTCTCTTTGCTGCGGCTGCTGTCGCTGTCGCTGCTTACAAGCCATCTTGACGTTAGAATCATACTGACCGATGATTTCTTGATACAAGGCTGCTAACTGAGCAGTGTCTTCACCCTTTGCGCTCTTTGCAGAGATCGCTGCTTTGTAAACAATTGCAGGGTGCAGTTGAGGCAAGAACCCACCTAGCAGGTTCTGGTCTTCGTCAACAAGCGCAGGAAGCTCATCTGGAGTCCATCGCATATACATATATAAATCTTCTGAAGGGATAGGCCTAATAGAAAACTCGCCCCCTAGAAAATATGCTTGTCGCGTAGAGAAACCGTTTGTGCCTGTCAGATAAAAGCTGCCAACAGCGGTAGCCTGTGAAGCACTAAACCCGTTACCCATAGAAGAGCGGATGCCCACTGCAAAGTCATTCGTATCTAGGTTTGTTCTTCGTCGCATATCCAACTGCATAGGCAAGTTATTTGCGCCAATGTCTTCATCTTTTCCTAGAGTAGCTGCATACCATATTGCCATTGGCATACCACTTAACTTCGAGTTCAAGTCCACAGAAGCTAAATTCTTATCGTAAGTAAATCTAGAAGTAGTTTGGAATATTTCTGGACCATAGTTAACAACTCTATGGTACATGTCTAAGTTAGCGTCTGTAAGAATATCTAGCAGGTACTGTTCAGTCCACCCACCAGAGCCATCCACCTTTCCACGGCGTTGCAAATAACCATTGAGACGACGGATAGCTTCTTTTACTTTCATGGCAAAATAATCCTAGACGCAGTATTGTTTCTGTCAAAAGCAGAGCCAAAGTACTTGCCGCCATGATTTGGACCTTTACCATCGGCGCCTAGACGGATGTCCAGGTTCTCTCCCATGGCTCGTTTCCAGATCCAAAACACTTCATCAACTCGGCCTTCAGCTTCATTCATAGCATCTTTTAGTTTGATCTCGTTAGCCTTTTCTTTTTGCTCTTCCATTCTTTTAATGGCAGCATGACGCCCTTCTCTCCAATCAAGAACAAGCATGCGCAAACCATCAAGATGAATATCGCGAGGCGTATCAAACTCATCTACCTGACCAGGAGTTTCAATAGTCATAATAGTAAAGAGTGGCTTATCTCCACGATATAATCGGTTGTTTGGCTTCTGGCCAAAGACAACCCACTTATTTAAAAGTTGACCATCGAAGTTCTTTTCAATGTATCGCAGATAAAACTTTTCGTCAGGAAGTAGCCCATCAAGGGAATTGGCCCGCTGCTCCCACTCTTGGTAAGGAGCAGCAGTCCCGTTCCTGACTATGTTGCGAAAATAATCCATCTCCTGTCGGATTAGATCATCTCTATTTTCCATTGCAGGAAGCATAGTCACCTTTAGTCGTTAAACAATCCGCCAGAAACAGCCTCAAAAACAACACGAATTGCAAATTGTCCACTGTTTGATCCAGAAACCCCTGAAGACTCTGTGTATGTAGCAATCAGGTCTGTATCGGCATCAATTAGATTTGCAGCCTTAAATGGCTCATCTGCCTCAGCGCCGGGAGTCTTTGTAAAAAAGTCTCCTGCCGTTGCTGCCCCATGATCCCAAGTTGCAAAAGCATCTGTGTCACCAGTTCGACCAAGACGCAAAACAGAATCATCATCATTCTTAACAGTTGTGTCTGTCATTGCAAAAGCTTCACAATCAACTACAGCCATTGTTGTATCAAACGGTAGTGGGATAACAAAAGTTGAAGATTGCGCACCATTAAACGGGATCTGAATAATCTCAACCCCAATCTTAGCCGCCTGTTTACTAGAGCCGCGAGGCCCTGTTCGCATTTTATCGTTTGCCATTTTTAGTTCTCCTTAATCTTTATATTCAATGTTTGGCGCAAGTCGCGCAAAAGCCACTGCGGTTGTTGCCGCACTGGCAACTCCAGTAACAGTAAAGTGAATACCTTCACCTTTTTCCAAAGCGGGAACACCATCAGAATCAACAGATCCTGTACCAGCAGCATTAAAAGCAAATGCCCCGGAAGCAGTGCTATAAGTAACCCCTTTTTCGGCTGCAATTGTAAAAGTTACAGGGGTCCCGTCTCCAACAAACTGAGCACCTCCAGCAGCATTTCCAAAAGTAATATCTACTCCTGTTGACCCAGTTGCATTTGTTGTCACAATTCCCAACTCAAGTACTCGATAGCTTTTAAACTGCGGCGGCAGAGTCAAAGCAAGCTGCCCTGTTGAACTCAGATCGTCTTCAACTGTCTGTACAATAACCTCACCTAGCTCATTTGAGATCTGGTGTGCTTTTTGAAAACTCATAATTCCTCCTTAAAGGAAGAGGGGCACTAAGGCCCCCCTGCCGTATTAGGTAAAGATCAACCCAGTTGGTACTCGGATATCCTCTTCACGTCCCTGGCATCGTGGATTCTCACACACAAGCTCAAACTCATTGTACGCATATGCTTGGAAAGCAAAGGTACCTGGGATTTGCTTGAAGATAGAACCAGTTGAGGTATCCCAACCGTAATCTCCCAGCTTAACCCGCTTCATTGAGCTTCGGTCCAGAATGGTGTAGCTGTTCAATGGAGCAGAGCGTGCTGTCTCCCATGGAATCTGCTTTGCACCGTACTGGTAAGCAATTGTGGTGTGTCCCTTAAGAGCCTTAAGATCAGTCTGCATGTACACAGGATCAATCTCTTGCAGGTAAACCTGAAGAAGAGAACTGTGCGAGAAGATCACTGGGTCCATTTCATCAACACCTTTTGGCCCCAACTCTCCCATACGCATCAGCAAGCTGGTGATTCGGAAGTGGTTAAAGTCACGAAGAGTGTTGTTGTTCCGGACAATGAATGAAGACCAAACGGGAGCAGACGAACGGTCAATGCCGTGGTATGTACCAGTATCGTTAATCGCATCATAAAGACCTGTGATTACGTTTCCGAACTCGTTTCCGTTTGCATCACCTTCAACAACAAAACGATTTGCTGCACCTGCTGGCAAGTCAACATCCATTTTAAAAGTTTGGTCTGTTTGATTAACAGCAGTAATAACACCACTTGTACCAGAATTAGCTGCTAACTCAACATCAGTACCAACCTGAACCTGCATACCAACTCGAAGATATCGAGCACCAGCATAAGCACTCATGTATGACTTTGCGTTACCCGCAAAACCAGTAGCACACTCTCGTTGGTTTACAGTGATTGTGTTCCCAGCAGTAACTGCCCCCGTTCCTGGAACAATACAAAGCAAACCAGCATTGGCATTTGCCCCACCGATTGCGCCAGCAGAACCATCCCAGTACTTAGGCCCAACTCGATTCCGGTGAGAGTCTCGTGCGTCAGACACAAGCTCATCCATGATCTGTCGGTACATCCCAGGCTTTTCATGAGCACGAATCAGCTTTGGTCCTGTAATCTCCACAATGTCCATGTGGGGGAACAGCTTCAAAGTTGCTTCGCTGTAGCTTGGTGGGTTGTACTTTGGAAGTACTGGAGCAGATGTTCCAGGTCCTCCAGAAACAAATCGGCTACCACTACCTTCAGCAGTCTTGTACAGGTAGTACTGCGAATCTCCACCGTTCCAGTCTTCCTGGTTGATAGAGTCAATCCACTTCTCAACGTCATCAACGCTATCAAGAAGCTTAATAATTACATCAGCATATGTGTACTGAAACAGTTCACTAAACGCTCCAAATGCACTCTGAGCACTTTTTGAAAATGCGCTTGGGGTACTCATTTTTTTCTCCTATTTAATTAGTTCGCTGCCTTTTGAGCAGACTCTCGAGAAGATCTCCAGCTTCCTTCGCATTTTCAGGAGCCTGAGGCATCTCCTCAAATCCAGCAGAAGCAAACATGTCTGGCACCATAGCTTTACGCTCTGCCTTTTCTCGACGTGCTTTATTTTCTTCTGCTATTTTTGATTCCATTTTATTGTACTTTGTCACCCTGTCTTCGGCGATCTTGAGAGCAATCTCTTTCACATCTCCAACAGGCTGATTAACCGCCTGACGACGTTTAACTTCATCAGCAGCATCGAGCATAATCAGACGCTCAAAGTCCATAATCTTTGCAGACTCTGGGTGGCGTTCTTTAAATGCCTTCAATGCTCGGTCTACTTCTCGACCAGCAGTTTGCTGTAAAGCATCCGTTGCATATTTCTCAACCATCTGAAGCCGTGGCTCGAGCCGTTCAGCAACAAGCTTTTCAATCAAAGAGTTTACGTTCTGCGCTTCTGGCTCAGAGTAGTCATAGCTTGTTTGTTCAGGCTGTGCACTCTGACTAGAGACAGACTCGTATTGTCCTCTATAGTAGGCTTCACTTTGCTTTGCATCTTCCATAGCCTTGTATGCTTGGCTATAGTAGTTTTGAAGCTTTTGGTTTTCTTTAGAAGCATCGTTTAACTTTGCTTCTAGTTCTGCAATTCGCTCTTCAGCACTCTTACTCATCATTCACCCTTTAAGTTACGGCAGTTACCCTTGACCACCTAGTTGACCTGTAAAACCGTTTGCGACAGCCGGTACTTGTGCTGCCCCACGGCCCCCTTGCTCTTCACCCTGTAAAAGCTCAAGAGGATTTTGACCTTGCTGCGGTGCTCCTTCAGCGCCCATAGGGGCTTGGTTTGGTACAATCGCAGCTTGATGTTTTTGGAGTAACTCCTCCAACTTCGTTTGTTGATCCAAGTTATAATCTAAAAAATACTTGGGGTCACGCATTGCTGTAAGCAATACATCAATATGTTTTTGATGATTCATCCACGGCTTAAAGAAAGGCTCCTGTCCTTGCTGGATTCTCATAATGTTAATCTCAGCCACAGCCTTATCTCCAGGCTCTTCAACATCTTTTAGTTTATAAGCAACGGGAGCACCTAATAAAAGCTCAACCACTGCATTTGTTTTTGGATTGTCATCTTGCAGCATGCCATTTGCAGCCAACTGCATAATCGAAGTACGCAACTGATTGGGGTATGACACGGCAGCAGATCCTGGGACCATACGAACGTCAACTAAGTTAAAAGGCATGCCATCAAATTCATAAACTGATGGTTGCTGGTCTTGTCCAACGAGCGCAAACCGGTAACCAATCGGCAAGTACTCTTGGCACAATCGCACAAGGTGGGTCGCCTGATGAGCTTGAGCAGCTTCAATCTCCTGTACAGTTGGTGCCATGGCAACTTGATTCTCTTCGAGGAGGCGATCAAGATAAGCTGCACTATCCCCGCGTGAAGGGACGGAACCACCAACGGGAGAAGCTGTCAGGCTCAGCGCCTCCAGATCAGCCATCGCATCTTGACGCATTTGGTAAAGATGCGGTGCTATCTGGGGGGGAACCATAAAGGAGGGCTTCTCCTCGCCATAAGGGACATACTCATAAACCTCACCAGGACGACCCTGAAAGTTGGTATCACTAGAGCCATGTGGCTTTAGCATGGGTGGGTCAGCAGTTCTTTCTGCCGCCCTAATCTCAATGTGCTCAACCAAGTCCAAACGCTTTTGAGCCTGACGCAACACATCGACTGTGCACATTCCCCAACCTCGATCGGTAAACTGACGGTCTCGGTATGTGGCATGTGGGTAGTCATTATAAGGCAACCCGTCAACCATTTTAATGATTTGATCTCCAGTGAAAGTACACCTAAACCCTTGTTTGTAGTCTAGACCGTACCTCGTGGAAACAACTGGAGAGTGATAAAAATCAAATACTTCAATCATTTCCGTGGATGACGAGTTGTAATTGTCTCGAAGGCCAAAGATAGAATCCACCTCTCTAAACAAAAAGGCATCATCTGATTCTGTAATTTTCTTAACTTTATCAATATCAAGGTCAGGAAAATAAAGCTCTGCAAGATCTACCGGAATAATTTTTCGCTCTGCATAATTCATGCACTGACTCACAGTAAGATGTCTCCACTGCGGGTCAGGAAAAAAATTAAACGGATGTACAGACCTAAGCCTTGGCAATCCTGTTTGATAGTTAACAGTCTTAAGCTCTCGAATTGTTTGAAACGGCGCATCAATTAATACTGGCCGTTGGTCTTCGTCCAATGCAGGAACCTGGACTTCAGAATACGCAGGCTCGTCGTTGACATACTCAACATCTTCTACCCACTCACCAGAATCCTTGTCCCACTGCGTAGCCCATATCCCATTGCCAAAAATCATCATGTTCAACATGCCTGCATGTTTTGCATAGATGCTCTCGCGTTTTTCAGCAAAGTGTAGAATTAATGAGTTTGCAACAGACGCTCTCTTCCTTGCATCCCTACTATTAGACCCAGGTATGCATTCCGGCATCATCCGAGGAGATGTCAGCTTTGCATGATATTTACGAAGTTTATCCTGAACCTGTGGGTTGCTTGTCTCTCCACCACTACCGCCAAGCGTAATTGGTCGCTGAGTGCGTGGGTCATATTCAATATTTGTAAATCCAGCAGCAAACGCAGCGTTCTCGTACCACCTATACTCTAGTGGTTTACGCGCATCTTTGTTTCGCTTTACGCACTTCTTGACGTAATCAAGAACGTTGTATTCGTCATTAACTGCCATTATCCCATCCTAAAACCGTAAGGATTTTGAACGCCATATTGCTGCGCAAAGTTTTGACCATATGAAGACTTTGGCCTAGGCATGAAAGGCTGCTGGGGAGGAGGCATCATAAGTCGACGCTCAGGCTCTTCTTCTTCTTCAAAAAACAAACCAGCAAGACTACCAAGAGTCCCACCAACTGCACCACCAACAGCAGTTCCAATGCCAGGAGCAATCACACTCCCTATGCTTGCGCCAGCAGTAGACCCTGCTGTTGCCCCAACCTTACCCGCTGTGTCCGAAGCTCCCGAAGTTGCCTGCCCAGATTGCATAGGCTGCTGCTCTTCTTCTAGCATAGAATTAACAACGTAATCCTTAACTCCCTGCCCAACGCCTCTGGAAATCGAGTTAATTCCAAGTCGGGCCATCTGCTGACCAAACGTGGGCTTTTGCGGTGTATAGTTCATGTTCATTTGCTGTTGAGGCAAATACAAACCCATTCCTGGCTGCTGACCGTATCCGTACAACATACTAACGTCCTTCGTAAGGGTCAAAAGCAAACAACGGTCCTACTGCTGGGAGTTGCTCACCAAGTTCTTGGTACATTCGGATCTGCTCTGCGGCTCGCCCAGCATCTATAGCTTGTTGGTACGCTTCAGGACTCATTGTCTTTGTAGTAAGCCGTAGCGGAATAGGCATCATAGAAGTCTCTTCAGGTGGCGGAATCATAGGCATCATAGAAGCTTCTCGCGCCTCAAGAACTTTCCGAATCTCTCGACCTGCACTGGCTGGCATCTTTGTCTGCATACCAACCCCAGAAGGAGGGGATGGCATGTCTCCTACTGCAAGAGAAGAACTATCTTGCGGCGCACCGGGGGCTCTTGTTCGGCCTGCAATGGCTGCCGCCTCTGGAGGCTTTGTGACCTCTAAAGGAAGCCCGGATCTTCTAAGGTTTATAAAGTCGCTCTGATACATATTTCTGGGAGCAGGGCCGAGTCCAGCATCTTTTCTTGCTTTATCCAAACGGTCCATTGCATACTGGTAATTTATATCATACATTTGACCTTCGTTTACCCGTTGGCTATCTCCAAAATAGCGCGTATTCTCATTAGTTGGGTAGGCATACCTAGCTTGCCTTGCATCCTCACCGCTTCTTAAAACAGGAACGCCCATCTCAGATGACATGTCGTAATACTTTCTTGGAAAATCATTACGAAGTAGCGCATACGGGTACTCGAAAGGAGGCCTCCTGTCTCCCGCCCCAGCAAAACTTGGATCTGTAGGAGACCCCATAGTTACAGGCTGAAGAACCGCTTGAGCCGGAAAACGGTCCGTGCTGTACACAAACGAACCTTCTCGTAGTTTACTTACTTTTTCTGTTGGAAAGACATAAGCATCAACTGGTGGCTGAAAGTACATAGGGTCTGCCATAACTTACCTCTGAATCCAAAAATTTAACATCGCATTAGACTGGTATTTTTTATTTCTTTTATTATTCGACTTAACGGTCGCCCTTAAGTCATCAAATGTCAAGACTTTAGGTTGAGCCATTGGAATTGTCTTTCTGCATTTTAAACAAACACCACCAGCAACTACAGGGTGCTGGCACTCAGGCTCTTTTGTTTCAGGGGGCTGATAAAGAGTAGAGCCCATGTATGGCAACTGTCGGCTAGCGTATATCCCCAACATCAAACAAGTTACCTCATCATCATGATATCTCTCGCCTGTAACTGGGTCTGTCCCATCCATAGCCTCTGGTAACATCCTCGAGCTTTTTTTAACAAACACCTCTAGCTCTCTTAACGTGTTCGGATTTTTAACAACACACATGCCCTGTTTAAAAAATGCTGTTGCAGAACTAACAGCTTCTGATTTACTTCGGCCGGTCATTCGCCAACCTAAATACTTTGTTGGCGCTTCGTTTTTAATATTGTCAGTGTTTTTGCGCCTAAACATTCTGTGCAATGGATAGCAAGATCTAAACAAAGCCAATGCCGCAGCCCCACAAGAATTAACCTCGGGTATCTGCCAAGCCATGTTGTAGTGCGCTCCTAGAGCTATCGCCTCCGAAGCAGACTCTTCTGGGTAACACTTCTCCCTAAAGTGAGCCACCTGAGTTAAAACATCACCGCGTTTATAAACATGTATAACATTATAATCGCACTGGGCGCTTTGCCCTTCTGCATAATCAGAAGCCACAATATACTCTTCTCCAGGTATTGGGTCTTCGTATATCTTAATTGGTCCAAAGCTCTCAGGAACAAACTTAAACATCCCAGGAGTGACTTCATGATTTGTTCTGCTGACCTGACTCATCATTGCCTCAGAGTCTGGCTCTAAAGCTCTCCTGCCCTCTGCTGTAATCAACTCACCCCTAACAGGAGCAGGCTCTCCTTTGATTCGATCAGCCTGTGACGCAACCTGACCCATGTCAAAGATAGTAAGCGTTGAAGACATAAACGCTTCACGCCAATGAGTGGGGTACTGGTTTTTAAATATCTTAGACTTACCATCACAACGATCTTGGATAGCCCACCGTCTCCACTCAAGCCAGCCCATCGGGTGGAGCTTTTCGCTGTCAGGCTCTTTATTCCACCTAGGCACAATGTGGGTTTTAAGCAAGTCAAACTCGTCATCATCTAAATTTAACAGGGACGAGTACCGCTCGAGACCTGTGTTGTCCTGCCTGCCAAAGCATTGAAGCCAGTCATAAAACAAGTGTTCGTTTTCTTTGCTAGGCTCTTGCCAACACTGCTGCTCATCATCAAGCCAGGAAATAAAGACCGGCTCAAACTCAGAGCGGCCAGCAACAGCCTCTTCCCAAAGCCGAGAATAAGAATCCCCACGGCTCTCAGCAGTTGTATCAATTACAATGGCTCCTGTGTTTTTACGAACAGTGGGAAACATTTCTTTAATAATAGTGCTTTGATTTCGGTACTTTGCAAACTCTGAAAGCAGCAGGTATTGAATTGTAGCACCTGTACGAGCCAGTGGAGTTCTCTCTGTAAAGATCGATATGGTTGAGTTTAGACC